CTTGCCTTCTTTGTTTCATACATCAAAGTTAGCATAGTATCTACGATTTGTTTAGCTGGGCCGTCTATGTCAGTAAGATTTACAATGTCAGCTATCTCTCTACCAGCAATACCAGTATCTCGTAGCTGCCTAAGTAGTGTACCAGCAACTAAGTCACCAATAACTACATTCTTAGTTGTCCATGTTTCAACACCATCTGTAACATCGTTAGTTTCAAACAACTCTTTTAGGTATTCTGATGCAGACATATCCGCAGCATTTCTACCCTGTGTAATACGTTGATGTCCTTCAACAGCTTCTCTAAATGTTTGTGCTAGTAACTTTCTGTTACCTTTTGCAGCAGCTAATTCTCTAGCAAACTTATCAGCACCAACTAATCCTTGATATATACGCTCAACCATTTCATCATCAAGACCACTCTTGAGTGCTATACGCTCACGTTCTACTGGTGTAGTTACAGAACCTGTAGAGCCTTCTTCAGCTCCCCATTCATTTCGTGTACGTGAGAGCTGTTCTCTAGCATCTTGAGGTGGAACTTCTGATATGTGTGCACCCTGATGTGGTTCAGCTACTGGTGCATTTTTATCTGCTCTAAACTGTATATCACCTTCACGTAGTTGTGCTACACCAGCCCTGATAGTTTGGTCTTTTACACTTTTG